TAGATAATACTGCCACAGGATTCTTAGGTAGAAAGATTGGTACTGTAGATGGTGAATATCCATTGAGAAGTAAATATATTATGATCGAATTTTACGATGTAAACGATCCAGATTTAGTTAACCACTTTCCTGCAGGATTTGAAGGTATTCTTAATAGAACTTATATTGGTAATAGAACTTCGTTAGCACCTAAAATTGAATATAAAACACAATACAGTGACTTTAACACAAATAAATTGAGAAAAGTTTATTTGGGATTAAATAGTGATATAGGTGTCGATCAAGATTTCTTCGACTATAAAGGTAAAAATGCAGTTAACAACGGTGAATATACAGGTAAAACTGATGGATTCCACTTAGATGTAAACGCAAATGGTGCTACAGTAGAATTAGGAACTAATAGTTATGTACCTACTTTACAAGTCGGTATTTCAGCATTCACAACAGACGCAAGTTTAGTTGGCGGACCTTACGAAAAATTAGCAGCAAGAAAATTCACATTAACACCATTTGGTGGATGGGATGGATGGGATGAGTATAGAACCACAAGAACTAACACAGATGCTTATACTAAGACAGGATCTAAAGGTTCTATAGGTTTAACTAACGGAACATTCACATCATTTATAACTAGTGAAGGTGATAATGGAATTACATCTGACTTTTACGCATACTTAGACGGTATATATACGTTCAATAATCCTGAAGCAGTAAACATTAACGTTTTCGCAACACCAGGAATTGACCTTAGAGATAATATAAGTTTGATTGAAAATGCAGTGGATATGATTGAGGTTGATAGGGCGGATTCTTTATATGTTATAACAACACCTGATACAGATGTAGATGGGGTAACATTAACTCCAGATGAGGCGGTGAGTTTACTAGAAGATTCTGGTATAGACTCTAACTATTCTGCCACTTACTGGCCTTGGATTCAAATGAACGATACAGAAAATAACAGATATGTTTGGTTACCACCAACTATAGAGGTTATGAGAAACATTGCACTTACAGATAACGTTGCGTTCCCTTGGTTCGCAGCAGCAGGTTTAAATAGAGGTACAACAAACGCAATTAAAGCGAGAGTAAAACTTAAATTAGATGATAGAGATGATCTTTACGAAGGTAGAATTAATCCAATGGCTACATTCTCAGATGTTGGTGTAGTAATATTTGGTAATAAAACATTACAAGTTAAAGAAAGTGCACTTAACAGAATTAACGTTAGAAGATTATTGTTACAAGCAAGAAAACTTATATCCGCAGTTTCTATCAGATTGTTATTTGAACAAAATGATGAGGTGGTTAGAAACCAATTCTTAAGTTTAGTAAACCCAATCTTAGATAACATTAGAAAAGAAAGAGGTTTGACAGACTTTAGAGTTGTCTTAGATGATACACCAGAATCTATAGATAGAAATGAATTGAATGGTAGAATTTTTATTAAACCAACAAGATCATTAGAATTTATATCAATAGAATTCAATATCACAAATACTGGGGCAAGTTTTGACGATATTTAATAATAAGAATTTGGGGGGTTTACCCCCCTTTTTTACTTTAAAAAAATAAAAAATGACCATTAAAGAACAAAGATTACTTGAATTAACTAACGTTGCACCAACAGTATCAGTCAAAATGGATATGGAGTGGTTGGGTTCAACAACAAACACCGCAGACTTCCAAATCCGTTTAACAAATACTGGTACATCAGTAATTAAATTAAATTCTTTGATTATTCGTGGAGTTCATTCACCAAAATTAACAACAGGAACTATAACATGGAAAGCATTGAATGACAATACTATTCCAGAATGGTTAGGTTGGCCACAAAAAGGAACAACTAACTTACCGTATATTTCAGGACAAAGAAAATTAAATTTCTCTTCAGCAACAAATATCTTCACCAACGAAACATCTCCTATTATACCAACTGGATCAGGAGTAGTAGTTGGAACCTTTAGGGTTTCTACATCAACAACATGGAACCCAAATACTGATTTTGGTTTTGTATGGGAAATGACAACAGGAGGGATTGTTGGTTATGTAAATTTCGACAAACCATCTACGACTTCAACGTCACCAGTTGGTTTTTTACATTATGGTCCAATCACATCTAATTCAATAGGTAAATGTTTAACAGTAACATCACCAAGTGCACAAACATTAAATAAAAATAACTAAAAAATTAAAAAACAAAGAAAATGAGTTTAAAAATTAAAAAAAACGGAAAAATTATAGATTTAACTGAAAGTGATTTAAAAAGAATTACAAAGAAAGTACTTAAAGAACAAGATGCAAATGAAACAACGGACACTAATGGTGATCCGGGAAAAGATTTTGTAGAGTGTTGTAAAAAAGCAGGTATTACACCACCTAAGTCTTGTGTGGCTGGAGATCCAGGTAAATGTATGGAAGAATTGGCGGAATTGATATTAGGTGACCCACTTGACTCTGGTATGAAAGCATTAGTAGCCTTAAATTGTCTTAAAGACAAATTGAATTCTCCTGTGATGAATTAGGGTAAAGTAAAAATAAATAAATTATGAAAAAAATATTAAGAGTAACAGAAGGAGATTTATCGAGAATTGTTAGACGTATAATTAAAGAAAGTACGACTCTTGACGCAGAGAGATTTTCACTTGGTGATGTTGAAACAGGAATGTGTGGAACTAGCGGAAAATGGGAAGTCGATAGAAATCGTTTAGTCTTACTCGATTGTAAAATGGATGGTGGTGATAATGGACCGTATATGGTTGACGTATTCATTGTGTCATGTAATGAACAAAATGAATTAGAAGATAGAGGGATAAGGGAAGAATCAAAAATTACCAAACGCAGAATTAAAGAAAGTATGAACATTGAGAGATTTAAACTTCGTGAGGTTGAAACAGGAGTGTGTGGAACTAGTGGAAGATGGGAAATCGATGAAAATCGTTTAGTCTTAATCGATTGTAAAATTGATGATGGTAAGCGCGAATCATTTACAGTTGACGCACACATTGTGTCCTGTGATGAACAACAGGGGTTAGAAAGAGAAAGAAGGACAGAATCGAGAATTGTTAGACGTAGAATTAAAAAGTATTAATAGATTCTTATTACTTTTACAAAAAAATTATTTTTTAAACCCATCATAGTATGGGTTTTTTTATTTTTACAAATATTTATATGATATGAATATTAAAATTACTGAATCACAACACAAAATTTTAAAGGAAACGAAAAAAAAAGTTTACTCTTTTGATTGGGATGATAATATTCTTAATATGCCAACTAGAATACACTTAGACTATAGTGTTAATGGAATAATGTGGGTACCTGTATCAGTTTCTACTGAACAATTTAGAGGTATCAGACATAAAATAGGTACGGAGTTTAGATATCTTAACGATGACATTAAACAATCTTTTAAAGATTTTAGAGATTATGACGCATTTGTAAGAGATGTGAAAGAAGCATTAAATTATAGAAGTTATGGACCAAGTTTTAATAAGTTTAAAGAGGCTTTAATTAGTGGAAGTGATTTCTCAATAATTACTGCCAGATCTAATTCACCACAAGCCATAAAAGACGGTATTAAGATAGTAATTGAAAAGACAATCAATTGGGATGAGAAAAAAGAAATGGAAAAAAATCTAAACGGTTTATCTATTGAGGAATATTTGAATTTACAAGATTATCATCCAGTTTCTTCAGAAGAATTTTTAAATAAATTTGATTTAAATGTAAGTGGTACTAATCCTGAAAAAGGTAAGAAGGTTGCGTTTAAAAGTTTCGTAGAAAAAGTGGTTAAACAAATAGGTGACATAAGAAATAATTCTGATTTTGAGGGGATTAGCGTAGGATTTAGTGACGATGATGAAGGTAATGTTAAAACAATAGAAAAATTAATAGAGGATGAATTACAAAAATTATATCCCGAAATAAATTTTATTATCTACGATACATCAGACCCTAATAATCCTAAAAAGAAAAGAATAATTATAAAAAAATAATTTTTCTCAAAAACACAATATTTATATATTAAATAATACAACTAATAAAAAAAAATTAAAAAAAAAATAAGATGGCTGATTTATTAATGAGAATGCCTGTTCCTTACGAACCGCTAAGAAAGAATAGGTTTATTTTGAGATTTCCAGATGAATTGGGAATTCAAGAATGGTGGGTATCTACAACTAGCCGACCAAAATATACGAGTGCTGAGGTGGAGATACCTTTTTTAAATACTTCTACATATGTAATTGGTAGATTTAACTGGGAATCAATCTCTGTAACTTTTAGAGATCCTATTGGTCCTTCTGCGTCGCAAGCGTTGATGGAGTGGGTTCGTTTACACTCTGAATCTGTAACAGGTAGACAAGGTTATGCTGCGGGTTACAAAAAAGATGTTGAATTAGAGATGTTGGACCCAACTGGTGTTGTTGTTCAAAAATGGATTCTTCAAAGTTGTCAATTAAATGATGTTGACTTTGGTGGATTAGATTATTCATCTTCAGATTTGGCAGATATTACTTGTACACTTAGATTTGACAGAGCAATAAACGTATTCTAATACGTTTTATTAACATATTTACAAAATCCTTATCGTATATATATTATATGGTAAGGATTTTCTGTTTATATCCACCTTTTTTATAAAACTATAATATTTATATATAAACGAAAAAATGAAAAAATATAGAAATACTTTAAATGAGGAAATTGAAAGAATGAAATCTCTTTTTACTGAAGAGAGAATGTTTGGTAATCTTATAACTGAAGACGTAAATGGTGATCCTCTTGAAAAATATGTAGAAATTTTAACTTCTAATAATTTTAAAAAGTCAGGTCCTGAATATGGTAATAACACATATTTTAGAGAATTTAAACCTTATAACATTGTTAAGATAAAGAATGAATTAGAAGTACTTGGTAAAACAGAGGATTTTAAGGATTTTGATTTTAATAGGGGGTCTTTAAATTTTTATATTATGATTAAAGTTGAGAATGGTTTGGTTACAAATTGGAATAGTTCTTTGAGTATTGGACCTGAGGGTAAAAAACTTTCTATTAATACTGGTGATGGATATGTATTATCATCTGATCAAGTAGGTAAGATTGACGCAGAATCATTTAAAACTCAGTTGGGAGTGGCATTGAAATCTGATTGGTTAAAATCTAAGTCGGGAACGAATCCTGAATTCTCCACAAATAAAGAAGCGGGCAATGTTAAACAACAAAGAAAAGACGATGTTAATGCAACCAAAAAGGAGATTAATATGAGTAAGGATGAGTGTAGAGATCACATGAAGGATATGTATAAACAAGTAAGACAAGGTAAAAGAAAAGAGGAATTCCGAAAAGAAGAAATTGATGGTGTAGAATGGTGTATGAATTCTTTTTATCAGACATTTGAAAAGGAGGGTTTATTTAGAAAGGGTGAGGAAATTAGAATTATGTACAAAACATTAGGTATTGAACCTACTGAAAAAATGATAGAACTCGGTGCGGGTAAAGATGATGAAGAAATTACTGGCGATACTTTTGATGCTAAAAAAGCCGAAGCGGGT